AAGCTCAAGGACGCGGCGCAGGGCTGGTGGGAAAAGGTCGAGGGCTGGCTGCGCTGGCCCTTGCTGCAGATGGATGCTGATACCTGCCACCTGACCGTGCTCGATCTGCTGGCCTGGCAGCGCGATATCACCCGCTTCAAGGGTGAACCCGAGACCCTTTACCGCCTGCGTGTGAAGTACGCCTTTATCAACGCGGTGGACGCCGGCAGCACCGCGGGCATGAAACGCATTCTGCAGCGCCTCGGTGTCGGTTACGTCGAGATCGAGGAGCGCATGCCCGACCGGGATTGGGACGTGGTGCTGCTGCGTTTCTCTGACACCCAGCTGTCGCAAAACCCCGAGCTGCTGCGTGTGCTGATTCAACAGTACGGGCGCACGTGCCGCCGTTATGACTTCGTGACCATTACCCCGGTGCCGTTCTACATCGCCGTGGTCGACTTCAACGATGACCAGCAAACGCTGGTTGCAAGCCTTTAGGAGCCCTCATGGGAGCCAGCATTACCCTTGCGGGCGAAAGCCTGATTGCGCAGAAACACGCAGTCCAACTGGGCCTTGATGTGTCGCGGTTCATCTTTGCCAACGTTCCAGGGCTTGACCCGAATGGCCCAGTCGATCGCGCAGCGCCCAAACCTGCTGCCGGGCAAATCGTCCACGTCTACGACATCCCGGACGACAACGCCGGCTACGTGAATCCCAACCAGGTCGTGTACAGCTCCCAGATCGGCTCCGATATTGGCGACTGGGATTTCAACTGGATCGGCCTGGAGACGGCCGAGGGTGTGCTGTTTGCCGTGGCTTACGTGCCGCTGCAGATCAAACGCCGAAACATCCCGCCGCTACAGGTGGGCAACAACCTCACGCGCAACTTCCTGGTGGCCTTCGACGGCGCCCAGGCGCTGACCGGCATCACCATAGATGCCAGCACCTGGCAGCACGACTTTACTGTGCGTCTGGCCGGCATCGATGAGCGTGAGCGATTGAGCAACCGCGACGTCTTCGGGCGGTCGTGCTTTTTCGGCAGCTCGCTGCAAGTGGAAAAGGTCGGCAGTGTGTACCAGGTCAAACCGGGCACCGCTTATGTGGAAGGCATCCGTCTGGAGCGCTCGGCGGTATTGCCCATCGTGCCGCCGGCATTCCCGACCACGGCCTGGCTGGACGTCGCCCTGCAGCGTGAAATGAGCGACGTCGTCGCCAGCTGGCAGGTAGTGTTCGGTGCTGAAAAAGCCGACTACACCGACAGCGCCGGCGTTCGTCATTTCTGCGTGGCCATCGCGGATGTGACCAATGCCAATACCCTGGTTGATCGCCGATCTGTCGAGGCGATCGGTGGGCCGCTGGTGACTCATTTCGCCGCTCGTAACGGAGACTACGAACACCTACGTGCCCGTGCTACGACCAAGGAAGACGTAGAGCTGGAGAACCTGCCCAACGCCAAAAGCGACGATCCGGAGACGGACAGCAGCGTCATTCTGGCGACCACCAAAGCGGTAAAATTCGCCATTGATTTCGTGCTAGGAAAGTTGGTGCAAGCCACCGAAACGATGAAGGGCATTGCCAAGGTCGCCACGCAGACCCAAACCAATGCGGGTACTGATGACACGACATTTATCACCCCGAAAAAGCTGCGCCTGGGCTTTTCCATCAGCTTGGCACCCAATGGCTACATCGTGTTCCCGACGTGGCTCGGAGGCGCAATCATTCAATGGATGTACACCTCGAACAGCAACAACCTTGGTTCTGGTTACTCCCGGTTGCCGTATCCAATGGCATTTCCAAATGCCTGCCTGGCGGCGTCAAAAATCAATCTGGCGACGGGTTCGGGTGGCTACGTCACTGTCGACACGAGTTACACGTACTTGGGAAATAACGCCATTGATTGGATTGGCTACATGAACAACAACGCAGTGGCCAGCAACGTGGCCACCGTCGGGGTTATTTTCTTTTTGATCGGGCACTGAGGAACATCACCATGCAACGTTTTTACAGTGCAAGCACCGGCACCACGTACCTGTCGTCTATTCACACCACCATGCCCGCTGATGCAAAGCCCATTAGCGACGAGCGCTATTTGCAAGTGATCGCCAATCCTGCTCCGCAGAAAGTGCGCGGCCATGATCTTGACGGTTTGCCTATCTTGATTGACCCGCCGCAGCTCGATGCCGACGCGCACCTGGTAGAGCGTCATGCCGCGCTGTTCGCCGCGATCAATACGGCGTGCGAACTTGAAATCACCTCGGGGTTTGACTCGGCTGCCTTGGGCGCTCGATACGTCTACAGCAGCCAACTGGAGGATCAGCTCAATCTGACCGGTGTTGTGTTGTTGGACGTCGACAGTGCGTATCCGTGCAGCGACGAACAGGGTTCCAAAGCTTTTCGCGTTCATAACCGGGCGCAGCTACGCCAGGTCAGTGACGACTTCACCGTGTTCAAGTTGCAGTTGCTGCAGAAGGCCAACGAACTGAAACAGCAGCTGGATCAGGCGCTGGCGGCCAGTGACCTGGCCGGCCTCGAGGCAGTGAGCTGGGAGGGCGTGCAGCCATGAATTGGGCACCGGTGACCATGCGTTGGCCTGAACAGGCCACGCAATGGATGGATGGATTGGGCGCGGCTCAGGATCTGGCCGGCGGCGAGCTGGCCAGCACGGCCTTGCGCCTAGCCAGTCTCGACGGACTGACCAGTACCAACCCGGGGCCGGTCGGTGACGCCGCGAAAGATGCAATCGCCGCCGGCCGTGCCGCGATGGCTGGGCAGTTCGGTGAGGCGCCTGCTTGCCTGGTGGTGACACCGTTCCAGAGCGGCATCGGCCAGGGACGCGGCAATCAGCGTTTTCTCTCGGCGCCGAATCTGCTGCAGCAGCTGGCGGGTAAACTGATCGACGGCACTGACACTGGACGCCCGACTGGGCCGCAGTACGCGCTGTCAGTATTATTCCTGGGCACTAACTACGACCAGCTCGCCAGCACGTTGTCGCGCTTCAACGCCTTGCTGCCGATTCCTGACCTGGTGCGCACCGAGCGTCGTGCCGCACACCTGTCGACGCTGGAGACGGATAAGTGGGAGATTCCGAGTTCTGGCCCGCTACCGCGTTGGCAAGCGCTGCCGCTCGAGCGCTGTACGTTGGTCAAGGCCGCGAAGCAATCGATGTCCGGCCAACTGGCGGTGCTGGAGAGCTACGCGGCCGATAGCTCGCCGATGGGCGATCTGGCCGCGCTGGCCACGCGCAAGGCCGCTCAGCAGCAGAGCCGCGATCAGCAACTGAACGACCTCAAGGCTTTGTTGGCCGGCGGATCCGCTGACACCAGCATGCGCGCACGGCTGATCGGTCCGGGGGATGTCAACGAACTGCGTCGCTCGTTGCTCGAGGGCGAAGCACCAGGTCATGAGTGGGTGCTGTCCGCCGGCGTGCTGCTGGTGGGGTCGCTGGAAGGCTTGAGCTTCGTGCGGGAGCTGGTCGGCCTATGACGCTATTACTCGACGGCGAGCAGGTCCTGGGCAAGCGGATGAAGATCACCGCCAACCTGCGCATCGAAGCCGATGACCTGTCTGGCCAAACCAGCAACACCGAGACTGCCCACAAGGGCTTCAAGCCGAAAACCCTAGCGGTGTCGCTGATGATCCCCTTCGTCGATGCGGTGCAGATGCGCACGATCATGCGTCTGGCCGAGACCACGGCCGGCGGTGGCCAGCTCAAGATGTACCGGATCGTCAACGATACCGCCGCAGCGTTCGGCATTCGTGAGGTGCAGTTTTCGGACGGCGTCAGCGCCCGGGAAGACGACACGCTGGCCGCTTGGCTGGTCCAGTTCACACTGTCGGAAAAAGCCTCGAATCCCGAGAAGGTTGAACAGCGACGGGCAGCGAACGGCGTCAGCGCGCAATCAGCACCCGGCCAGGCGGTCGGCGGCGCCGCAGCCGGTGGTGGGACTGGAGGCAAGGCCCAAGAACTGAGCGGCTTTGAAAAGACCCTCAAGAAGCTGGATGACTACTTGGCGCCGAAAACATGAAACTGCATAAGGTTTTGACGATCGCCGGCCAGGTCTACCCGCTGATCAAGGACGAAGTGCGCTTGGACATCAAAAGCCCCGGCCGTGCGACGTTCACGGTGCAGGCTGGTGAGGCGCTCAAAGGCTTGGTGACGCTCGATATCGGCTACAACGAGCGCACGCTGCAGCGCCACTTCCTTGGCTACGTTGAACGGTCGACCGCTGCCAACAGCACCCAGCAACTGGTCGCCTGCCGCGAGCTGGCTTCGATTCTGGCCAACCCCTTGCCGCTGAACTTGCGGCACGTCGACCTGCCAGCCGTGCTGGCCGAGATCAGCGACAAGACCGGGTTGGGGTTCCGGATCCCGGACAAAGCCTATGCGAAGGTCAAGGCGCCGTTCTTCTACAGCCTGGCAGCGGGCTACCTAGCCATGGACAGCCTGGCCAGCGTGTTCAGCATTCCCGACTTAATCTGGCAGCAGCAGGGCGACGGCGAAGTGTTCGTGGGCAGTTGGGCCGACAGTTTTTTCGGCACCCGACCCGCGCTGCAACTGCCCGTCGAACTGTTCGACGGCTACCAGGGCAATCAGAGCGCCGTGATCGCGCCCCTTCCAGGGCTTCGACCAGGTGCAACTATCAACCAGGGCGAGCGGATCACCAGTGTGACCCTTGCCGGCAATCAAATGGCGATCAAATGGACGACGCAATCCGGCGCAGCGTAGCGCGCCAATTCCCCGAATTGAGCGGTGGCTACCACCTGCCACGCTTTGGCCGTGTGGTCGCGGTACCGGATGCGCCGGCGGCGACCGGGCTGTGTGACGACTTCCGGCCGCGCTTTGGCGTCGACGTCGAGGTGCTGCTGGCTGATGGCGAGCCTGATCCGGATCTGCCGATCCTCGAAGGCCTGCCATTGCCGGCGCCGATGGGCGGGCAAGAGGCCGGCATGTTTGGCTTTCCGGAGGAGGGCACCACCGTCGTGATCAGCTTCGCCTACGGCCTGCCACACAAGCCGTTCATCACGCAGATACTGCCGCACGGTTTGAGCCTGCCCCGGGTGCCGAAGGGCGACCAGGTGTGGCAACACAGCGAGGCCTGCCAGCAGCGCGTCGACGCCGACGGCAACTGGCTGCGCCAAACTGATGGCAAGATCCAGGACAAGGCGATCGAGCGCGAGGTTGAAGCCTTGGGCAATACCGAGACTTTCCAGAGCCACACCAGGACGGTGGACGATCATTCGACCGAGTCGGTGGGTGGTATCAAGAAGATCGAGGCGCTGGGCGCACTCAAGCTGTTGTCGGGCGGATCTGCGAGCCTGGCGGCGGTGGACGATCTACACCAGGCGACAGGGCGAGATCTGAACGTAGTCGTGGGTCAAAAGCACAACGCCACGGTTGGTGGCGACATGCACGAGCAGATCCAAGGACTGCGCAGCAGCGTGGCTTTGGTCAGTCAGCAACTGCAGGCGCCGAAGAACTGGATTGGATCTGAAGCTATAAACCTTTTTCAGGTGGTCTGCGAGATGTTGGATCTATTGCAGGAGATGAACACTCAATTGGCAGCCCATACACATTTGCCAGGTCCGACGCCGAGCTCATCAGATGTTACGGCGTTTACGGCGCGTGCGGCTCAATCGTTAGCTTTCTCAGTAAAACTAAAACAGATTACCAAAAGTGAAATAAGTTAGTTTTGCTACATCCGTACTCAATTTTCTATATTCCAAGGGTTACTAGACTCGCCGGCGAAGTTTTTTTCAATCACCAGTCCGTTTTCATTGATTCGCAAGTAGGCACTTGTCGTGTCGGTGTGGGCAAGTTCGCCTTCATATATTTGATCGATTGATTTTTCATCACACGCGAAGTGGAGGATTGTAAGAATATAGCTTTTGGCACACCGGAATGCGCATATGGCTTCAATGGTGCTTTTTCCAAGAGAACGCTGACGAAATGCAGTTCCGTCTTCATAAAGCCCTGTCAAAGTGACGCTTGCGTAATTCAGTTCGTGATTAATTTCCCTAATGCCAAGCGTCAGCGCAATCCAATAGATGTTGCTTGCAGCCGTCATGTACCACGTTAACGTCTGGTCTGGATTCGCATCCGTCAGAACGTTGTCGAGACAATTTCGAACAAGTTTCAACTTGCCGACAAGTTCTGCAATCAATTTGGTATCAAGTTTAGGCGTGCCAAGTTCAGGCTTACCCCTAAATAGCTGTCCATGCACTCTTGGATTAATTTGATATTTAACTTCCATTGTTTTAAGGAAAGTCGTAGTTCCGATCTTGTCGAAATATGCAAAAAATTCCTTTCGGTGAGAATAGAATGCGTCCACGTTGTTTTTTAGTTGCGCGATTGAAAGTTGGTTGGCCGCGATAGAAATCTGTTTTGCTGTCTGTTCGGTCGAGTGAAATCTTGCGACCGCAACTCCAAGTGGAATTGCCAAAGATAACAGTGTCAAGGGTAGAGCACTGATACTAATAAAGGTGCCGAATCCCTTGCCGGAAATGGAAATCTCGTAACCGCTCCAACATACTGCGCCAGTCGCTGCGAAATAAGAGACGGGTGCGCAAATGCTCCACCAAAATAGTGGCTGCTTTACCAGGCCGTGATCGGAATGTAGGCGCAGAGTATTAACGAGTTCTACTGCGTTGAACTTTCCCTCGTGAAATACGCAAAGGATCAGCACCAAACTTATGATTAAAGGAACGGTCAAAAGACAGACTAACTGTGCGGCTTCCATCGATTACTCCTTATATAAATGATACTTAAATTCTGCTCGTAACACGTCAAGTGGCCTATTTTTTTAGTAGGGCCCGTATATATGGGCGACATCCTTTTTGTGAATATGCCATGTTTCGGCCAGTTCAAAAAGCTTAGGGCTGCACTCGAGCACTTGTCTTGACTCCGGAAATAGCTCGGAGTAAAGGAATACAAAGTGCGAAAGTATTAGGCGAAGTGTCTGGCGAATCGAGTCTGCGAGCATCTGTTGATCGTTAATTTGCCAAGCGTCTCTTATTTGAATGGCGCTTATATAGCTTGTGTGAGAATGTCCGCTTGTGTGACTATAGATGTCGTTGAAGTAGCGTGGGTGAATTTCAGTTTGTTTTATAATTGTGTACCAACCACCTTTTGGCTTCCATTCTCCGCTTAAAATGGCTTTTTTTGCATCTCTATTGCAGTCATGATAATGGCCGCTAGTGATGATTTCGTTTTTAAGCTCTTCGATAAGTATTGCTTCGTCTTGAATTACTCGTTTGCTCTCCTTAGTGCTTGCGAGTATTTTGCTTCGATCGATTAACCCTGCATGTTTCCACACATTATGTCGGAATATTACGGTGTTTACATCCTTGCTAGTGAATATGTAATGAAATGCGAGAAATGTTTCGATTGCAGCTCGCACGATAATCGCAACTGAGGAATGATCGACGTGGGTAGTGCTTTGTGTTTTACCAATTCTGAATGTTGTTTTTTGACTGACTAGTTGAGCTGATGCAATATGTCTGTAAAGCTTTACGCTCAATACTTGGGCGTCATTTTGCCATTCGTCACCAAGAGCAATCTTCTTTTCGAATTGTGATTGGATCATGCCGACGCATAGGTGGATTAA